TGAAAAATATTAGTAATTTCATCTGTAATTCCTTCGGAATGCCATGTCATGGGAATATAGTCATCAAACATATTCAATATGTATTTGTTGTAAGAAGGAAGTTTTACTAATTGTTTTTCTTTTTTACGAAGATGAAGTTTTAAAAACTTTAAATCATTATTTTCCACTTCTTTCTTTTGTAGTCCTTTTTTCTTTTTACTAAAATTAGTAATATTTTTGAATTTACAGAGATACTTAAAAGCTTCAGGAAAATCCACATTGTTTGTTGACATAATTAAATCAAAGAGACTCATTGATCCACATGAAGTATAGCAAACGAAGAATTTACTATCTATATAATAATAGAGCTTATGACTATCCCCTCCATGACAAACTGTTGAAAATTGCAACACATTGTCATTATTTTTGTCTTTTTTAAGACTCCCCGAACCTAAATCATTTAAAATATTAATAACATCTTCTGTTGTTACCAACTCCATCAATTCGTCTCTGTCCACTATTAATCACTCGTTTCAATGACTTTATCTTCTAATTCAATTAATGTTTTATCAATTGATATTGGTTCATAGTCTCTATTTGTACAAAATAAATCAATAGTTTTCATATTCCCTAAGTTTTGATGACACCAAATTTTTACTTCTTCTGTAATTTCTCCGAATCTATTTTTATATATGGTGTAACACACATTAGGCACTATGGTTTTATTTAATCCTTTTGCTTTTGGAATTAAAGGTTGAATGAAATCAAGTTCTTTTTTTGTTGGTGCAAATACGGTAATGCCCACATCACATTTATTGGGAAGTGACCTAGCACCTTTTACAGCTCTTTGATCTCTAAATCCATCTACTCTTGCTCCGTCAGTGGTTTGTGTAAATCCAAAAATAATAATATCATAATCAGTTGCTAGTGTTTTTGTATTAGAAGAAAGACTCAACAACACCTGATCTTCTCTCGCAGTCATTCCTTTGGTTAATTGAACGTATTCAGAAGTTAATGCTATAGTTAATTCAAGGTAATCAATGGCTAAAGCATCTAATCCTTCATTAATTTTATATCTATCTACTGTATTTCTTATGTATGCTAGGTCATAATTTGGTTCATCTTCTAAAAACAATTTTGTACTTTTAACATATTCAATAGCTTTATCGACTCTGATTTCTTCTTCTTCTGTCATGATATTTTTCTTAATCTTAAATTCTTCTACTCCGCTAACGAATGCCCACATCATAGGTTCTAATTCTTCATAGATTTTCATTTCTGTTCCTATATATAATCCAACATTATTTTGTCCATTTGGATTGAGAACAAAATCATTTTTATCAAAATCCCACAGATGAGAACAACATATCAAAAGCAATCTCTCTATAGCAACCCTAGTCTTGCCTTTGCCACTATCCCTAGTTTCAAGGAAAAAACCACCTTTTAATGCACCTCTAGTAAGTGTATTTAAATATTTGCTTTCTAGTCCATATCCATAACAAGGAGACTCCTTCATTTTTACTCTTAATTCATCTGCATTGTCTCCGGCTTTTCTTCGTTTTGTTGAGTCTCTTATTAAAAACTTCTCTTTAACATTAAAATTTTTCCTATCAAAATATTGTTGAACCTCACTTAATGTCATAGATTCAAATTTCTCTTGTTGTTGTTTGATAATTATATGGTCTATCTCATCCATATCTAATACACCAGATACATCTGTACCTTCTGTCATATAACTTCTAAGTAATGATAATTTTCTTAACTTATTATAATAATATTCATAATTTGTATTGTTACCATCTTCATATATTTGAGATAACCATTCAATGTTCTTTTCGTTCTCAAAAATCATTTTATATGACTTAGGGTCATTTGTGTTTAAGTATGTTTCTATATCTGCTATCTTTACTTCATTCAATCCTTGAAGAGATAAATTATATACACAAGTATGAATTAATTGGTGTAGTCCATTTGGAAAATCGTCTTTGTGTAACGCATATTTTTTATCTTTTAATAAATTAGGATTTTTCATTATACAACCTAATACTTGACAAGAAGTTCTTTTATCATGATATTTTTCAATTTGTTTTTTAGTTGTCTTCATTTTGCTCCTCCCAGTTAAAATTCAAGGGCAAAGGAGTTTTAGCAATTGATAATTTATCAGCAATTTTAGTTTTTATTTGAATTGATTTCTCTTCTCCTTTAAACTCTTCTGCAAAGTCTTGAAGATTAAACATCTTACTATAATGTTTTTTTGCTTTATCATAGAAATATGGGATAATTCCTAATCCAGTATCCTCTAGCACATCATTCTCTAAAATTTTATAGTAGTATTGTAAAGTATAATACATGCCTATATTAGTATATTCATATTCTGCTCTATAATTTTTCATTTGTTGAAACATCATACCTGTTGGTTTGTCAATACTATATAGTTTACATATGTAGTCAAAGAGTAAATCCCAATCATTTTTATATAGAGCAGATTCTTCTTCTTTTGCTTCTAAACAGGTTTTACAATATCTTTTATTACTTTTAACAATTGTTTCTTCTTTTGGAAACAATTCTTCGCAAACAACACATTTTAACTTTTTAATAGGTTTATCTTTTATAATTTTTATTGCCATATAATCACCTCTATTTTAAATAGGGAGTAGATAACTACCCCCTATTTTTTATGCTATTATTGAACTTCTTCTAATTTAGATTCAATATCATCCCTAATGCAGATTAGAGCTTCAAATTGTTTGGCGGTCGCTTCTCCTACTCTTCCATCTTTACCAAGATGCTCTTCAACAATTTGAACATAATCATCCACTAAATCCAGTTCATCCAATTTAGCATACATTTCTTTAATTTCCTCAACTACACTTTCAAATGTTTCTTCAACTTTACCATAGATTTTTTGTTGTTCTTCAAAACTAACTCCAGTATATCCTTCTGCTTCATTTTGCTTTTTAATGCCATCAATAACAGTTTTTTCTAGATTCTCTGCTGAAAAATCTTCAATATATGTGTCCATATATGTAAATCTACTTCTTGCAAAATAATCATCTGTTTCAGCTAAATAAGCTGAAGAGGGAATAACCGCTCCCTTTTCATCAACTCCATTGGATTCTAGATAACATACAATATCTGCGTTGTCCCTAATTGGTTTAATATTTCTTTCGTCTCCTTCAATAATATATTGATCTTTCTTTTTGTCTAGCTTGGCGTGACCTAAAAAAACAACAGTGTATCCTAAACTAATAATTCCATCAACCCAAGTCCAAACTAAATTGTCATATTCTTCCCAACAACCATAACCATCATTTGCTTTACCGATTGAGGCAACATCATATTTTGAACAGAGATAATTTTTACAATAAGTTCCGATTCTTTCAATTCCATCTATTACTACAGTAATTTGTTCACCACTTTGTAATAATTGAACAAAGTCTTTGCCAGCTAATTTTTTCCCATTTTTCTTCAAATCACTCCAATTTGCCGTTTTTAACGCAATTGCTCCATTGGTTGCATTAAGTCCTTTTTCAACTGGCAAGAAGATGGGATTTTTAAGTTTTGCTGACTGAGAAGTTTTTCCCACATTGTTTCCACCATAAAGAACAATCACTTTTCCTCTTAAATCAGCAGAAACATGACTAACTTGAACGTCACCTTTAAAGTTCTTTTGTAATAATTCTTGTAACTTATCGGATATTGCCATTAATAAATTCCCCCAATATTTTTTATTTTATTTATTTAAATACATTAAACAAGAGAAGGGGATTTCTCCCCTATTGTTGATTAAAATTTTGGTCTTTCGCGCTTAGTGGTCTTTTCTCCACTTGCACTGGTATGTGATCCCTTATTGCCCATACCTCTGCCTTTTTTACTATCTACAACCTCCTCATTCTTTTTCTCTTCAATTGCAACGTCTCTTTCAATTTTTGCTTGTTTAATCAATTCCATATCGAATTCTTTATCTTCGTCCTCTTGGATATCTGCTCCAACGACAACTAATTCATTGATATATTCTTTATGTTCTTCTACTTTTGCTCTGCCTAAACCTCCTCCTTTTGTAGTTTTAGTGATAATGGATTTATAATTAATATCTCCCCATACATTAAGTGTCATTCCTTCTTCAACTTGAGCAAGAATATCTTCTCCAAAATCAAATTCTTCGCCATCGTCATTTAAGATGATTCCTACAACAACTTCCATAGGAATAACCTTTCCACCATAGATAGGTGTCCATCCACTTACAATAGCTCTGCCAGTAGATTCGTCTTGTTTTGTTTCTTCCTTAACAGAAGTCACAAACATTTCAATATCAAATGTTGCCTTATAATCCTCTGGTTTAATCGAAGAATCAACTGTAATATTACCAAAACCTAAGTCGATATTCACCTTTGTTTTTACTTCCTCTGTTTCTTTAACCTTAAAAATATCTTCATTAAAGCGAGGAGTAAATTCTTTTTGTCCTTGTATTCTTACCTTTGCTACATTTTCACGATCCTCATCATTTTTACATGATGCTAAAGTTAAATGATCTTCATTAATTAATTTTTGCAATGTCTCAAACGATTTCTTAACTTTGCCTTTTTTATTTTTTTCTGCTACAAAAACTTTAATTTCAATTTCTGAAAAATTACCAGTATTGATAACTAAAGATCCATTAATATAATTCCCTTCTTTATTTTTATTTAAATTGAGTTTTTGTTCCTTAACTTCTCCGATTAAAGTGATATCATTAATTGCTTGTCGTAGTTCGGCATTGTTTTCATTGTTTTCCATATGTATAATTCCTTCTTTCAATATTTATTTTATTGTTACTTAATGCACATGATCTAGTGAATCACACGCCACCTTCGCTACGCTAAGAGGTGGATGCTTCCTGCTCAATTAGACTAATGTCTAAAGTATCAACAGGCTAACCCCGTAATCCCTACGGTTCTTTGTTGTTTTATTAATTTATGCCACTAATCCTAATAATCTTAACCCTTCATCTCTTATATTTTTAGCAGCATTATAATCCCTATCAATAATACAACCACATGATTTACAAACCCATTGTCTGTCTGATAATTGCAATTCCTTATTAATCTCTCCACATTCATTACACTTCTTGGATGAAGGAAACCATTTATCAACTCTTACCAATAATTTTCCTTCATTTTCTAATTTGTATTTTAAGAATGTAGTAAACATACCCCATGCATTATCAGAAACAGATTTACCAAGATTCAAACATTGACTCATTGCTTTCATATTCAAATCTTCAATAATAATTGCATCATATAAATTAACCAACTCTCTAGATTTCTTATGAAGAAAATTCTTTCTTTGATTGACAATTTTCTCATGAAGTCTTGCAACTTTAAGTTTTTGTTTTAGTCTATTGTTACTACCTTTAACGCATTTAGATAGTTTACGTTGTTCTACAGCAAGTTTTTCTAATGCATTACGATAGAATCTTGGATAATCGGCTCTTATACTTTGACTATCTGTATAAAAGTTTTTCATATCCATATCTAAACCTAAAACAGTATCTTTCTTAGGAGAAACTAGAATAATTTTTTGTTCAAATTCGACTAATATGCTAATATAAAATTTACCAGAAGGTGATTTAGATATGGTACAAGACTTAATAATTTGATTTGAAGGTATTTGCCTATGTTGTTTAACAGATACTAATCCAAGTTTAGGTAATTTGATTTTCTTGTCTACAATTCTAATATTATTATTTACACTATTGGTTGTGTAAGAATCCTTATCCCTGTGTTTGGATTTAAACTTTGGAAAACCAACATTTTTATCTCGAAAGAAATTATTATATGCGGATTGTAAATTCATCTGAGCATTAGCTAAAGCAAGGGAATCCACCTCTTTAAGCCATTCAAATTCTGATTTATATTTAGCAGGGGTTGGAGATTTATGTTTCTTTAATTCTTCTTTATCATCTTTGAATTGTTCATAAACATCTTTACGTTCAGCAAGCATCTTATTATAAACAAATCTAACACAACCAAATGTTTTGGCAAATAACATTTCCTGTTCCTTAGTTGGATATAACCTAAAATTATAAGCCTTGTTCACACCTTTTCACCTCCATTAATAATTAGTGTCGGTAATTCATCTCCCTTAGAGGTGGTGGTCTATTTCTCTTAATTACTTTCCAACCTGTTCCTGAATTCTTCAACCAATCAATCCTTTCTCTAAAATATTATTTATATTTAACCACTTACTCATTATACCACACAACTAAAATCATGTCAAACATTTTATTTCTTACTTCTAACAAAAACCAAACCACTTAAAATTCCACTTTTAAAGTAAATATCGAACTATTAAACCCCAATCATAGCAACACTTCCACTTTTACATTTTTGAATATTGAGTTGCATATTTGCTAAGTCCGTTAATCAATTCTCTAAATTGTGATGAATCTTTATTGGATGAATCAATGGTAATATTTATTGTGATATTTTGAATAATATTTTCAACCTCTGTTTTTGTTTCTTCTTCTACTTTCTCAACATCTTCTACCCAATCCCATTCTTTAGGTTCTTCCCCTTCTAAAACATCAGCAATAACTCTTACACAACTATTTCTTTGTTTAATTGCAACAATATCATAATCATCTCCTTCAGAAGACAATTCTTCGTCAAAATCATCCAAAGTAATAAAATAATCACTATATCCTTGTTTAAGATCATTTTGATTACAGAAGATATTATTTCCTTCATAATCACTCAGCAAAACGCATAAATCTCCATCCCTCATTTTGAATAACATTGAACTATTTAAATCAGATTTTTTCATTTTAGTATTCCTACTTTCATTATTATTTTCTTTATTTGTATTGTTCTCTATGTATGGTTCAAAATCTTCTGGTAAGAAATAATCACCACCATTTGATCCTTCTATATAATCTAAAACAATGTACTCAGGACAAATATCTGATACAAATAAATATGGTTGATTTACCCTTATAGCATATTGCCAATTAATACTATTGTTTAAATCTCCATAACTAAATACACTTTTCGAATGTGGAACTACCTTCATTCCCACCACAATAAATTCTCTCTTCATTAATTTCTAACTCCTCTCCACTACAACAAACAAATCTCCACAATCTGCCTTATGCAACCAATATAACTCATCACTATCCAAATTAATTTGAATACGATAATGCAACGCAGTTTCTTCCATAATGACTCGATATGTATCTTTCTTGAATGAATTAAAATCTTTAAGGAATCTTACTTTTCTCAATTTACCTATCATCCTCCATTACTAATTCTTTCAAAGCAATAAATGCAACATTATTAACCATTACTCCACCTTGACATTCGTATTCACAACACTCTAATTGTTCAATTGCTGATTTAGGATTATTTTTATATTCATTAATCTTAATGCGTGATGTTGATTCCATATGTATTCACCTCCTTAATTATTCCTTGACTTCAATATTAATTGGTTTACTCAATTCTTTTAACAATGCTTTTGCTTGTTTCTCTTTTGATTGCGTAATTAATAATTTAGCATTGTTTTCAATAACTTCTCTCAAAAAATTCTCTCCTGCCATTTCAGTATTTTTTATATCAGAAACAAATTTAATTACTTCTGCGTAAAATTGATTGTCTGACTTATCTTTTGTACCAACAACAACTTTACTATGCCAATACGCAATTTCACCCTGCACTTTTAATTTTATTTCTAAATATTTATCCCAATTTCCTTCTACTAAATGCAATTTTACTTTTGCTTTTATTATTTTCACCTCCTATATAGAATAAAACTAAACTTTTAACTGATTAATATTCATCATCACTTTCTTCTGGTTCTTCTAATTCCATTCCAATAATATTTCCGATAGAATATAATGCCCATGCCTCTCCATTGCTACAACCATCACTAAATACATCATTGCCATTTCCTTCTGACCTAAGTTCTGTGTAACCACAACAATATGCTTTATAATGTTCCTTTATGTATTCTTTTATTTCCTCAAGTATTTCTTTATCTGTATTCATTAATTAATTCCTCCTATATATTTATTTCCTACTTCTTATCACTAAATTCTATATAATTTCTCCAGAACAACAACTCACTACTGCTTCTATAAGCAACCCTTTCTAAACACTTTTCACACCATTTGCGATATACTTCTTCTGATTTAAATCTTGAATCAATTCGCTTCTTTGCCCTTCGAACCAATGAAGCGCCTTTCATATCAGATAGCTTTTGTGAATACTTCTTTAACTCAAAGTTATCAAGATCCACTTCAATCAATCCAATATCTTTTGGTATTAATTCAATAGGAATAGTGTTGACAGTTGAAATTATGTAACTCATAGCAGGAGCACAACAAAACCCATTCTTAAAATCACTAAGACTTGCTTTTGCTTCAATACCTTTAACATCATAATGAAATTTTCTTGGTGCTATTCTAACCTTTTTAATTCCTACACAATCAATTATTTCTTTTCTCTTTTTGCCAATATCCAAGTCCCACATGCCACCTACCTCAGTGGCTAACATTTTATAACCCCAACCAA